GGTAGGGGATCTGGTGGTGCTCGCACCAGGCGGTGAGCGTGGCAAGCAGGCCGCCGTAGACGTGCGCGGCGTCCACGCCGAGGTGACGGCGCACCTCTTCAAAATAAACCGCGCCAATGGGCTCCTGGTGGCTTTGGAGTCCGTGGGTGCCAGGGGTGTTCGTCACGCTGGCCTTCATCTCGGTGAGCCAGCGGCGAAAGCGCAAGTAGCGCATGCCACCGCCCTCAAAACGCTGAGGCTTAAAGCTGACAAAGCCGTGGGCGATCTGGCCCTCGGGTGCGCGCATAGCCCAGCCCGTGGTGGTGCCCAGGTCAAGGCAAAGTGTGGTGGTGTGGCTCATGTTTTTTTCTAAAAAATGGGTTGCCTGACGCAGCCGACGCTGCCTACGGTTACCTTCCATAACCTGCGCGTCATGCTCGCGCGTGAGAAACTAACCATGGGCAGAGTCGGCTGCGTCAGAATTGTTTTGTGGCTGACGCTGCCGACACAGACGACGCAGCTTTTATTGTTCCTAAGGTGCGTCGGCTGCGTCAGTGGGCAGACATCCTTTTCGTGCGTCGGCATGTCAGTTGTCCGCATAGGGCGTGTAACTGGGGCGCGTTTGTTCTTTCAAACCCACGCCCTGATACCCCCGCAAGCCCACCGAGTTGCGCCATTTCTCCAACCCACGGGTGAGTAGCAGGTCGGAGAAGCGCCGCTGAGGCCCAACAAACTCGCCCGCAGCTTCTGCCCACTGCTTCCAGTCAGTAAACAGCTCTGTGGTGAGTGACTTGGCACTGGGGACGCGCAAGCATCGTTCTTCCAGCCAGCGTCCCAACGCATCCTCAGCCTCGAAATACTCCTTGGTGGCACTGACCACACTCTCTGGCAATGCCAGGCCCTCGCGCTGCCATGCCAAGCAGCCCTGCACGCCCCACTCAAAGATGGCGTTGCGCTCGGCCAGCAGTTTGTTCTGCAGGTCCTTGTCGCGCTTTTCTGGCGGTACGGTGATCGTGAACGGCACCAGGTGCAGCCTTCGGCGCATGGCCTCATCAATGTTGCGAATGGCAGGCTTGTGGTTGCCTGCGATCAACAGCTTGAACTGGGGCAAGTAGGTGAAGAAATCCTGGCGCATGAAGCGCGCAGAGACCCTGTCCCCACCAGTGATCTCCTTGATCTTGGATTCGTTCCAGCGCCGTCCCTGCTCTGTCTCGGTGGCCCCCACAAAGCGTGCTCCGCGCAGGCCCGCCAGATCGGTCGGGTGGCGGTCGCCCCTGGACTCCATGAAGGTATCCATCGGCGCATTGGCTGCGTAATCGCCCAAGATAGTAAACAGCGTGTTCACAAACACCGACTTGCCGTTGGCACCCGTCCCGTACAAAAAGAACAGCGCATGCTCCTGGGTGGAGCCCGTCAGGCAGTAGCCGAAGACCTTTTGCAGGTAAGCGATCTGCGTTTCATCGCTTGCGGTCACATCCGACAGAAACGCCAGCCAGGTCGGACAGCTGCTTCCAGGCTGCAGTGTGGCGGTGCAAGTCTTGGTCATCCGGTCGCTGCGCTGATGCTCTCGCATGCGACCAGTGCGCAAGTCGATCACACCGCCCGGCGTGTTGATCAGCCAGAGGTCAGCATCCCACTCATCGGTAGTGCCTGCATGCCTGCGGTCCGCCCGGGCCAGACGTTCAACGCCGCCAATGGTGCTGGCACCGGCCAGTTTGGCCGCTGTTTTAGGACTGGCCGCTTTGAGCGAGGCGTGCCTGCAGACGTGGCGTACCAGGTCCGAGGCGGCCAGCGTGTCCTCGCTGCGCCAGCGCAGGCCGTCCCATACCAGCCATTTGCCCCACGCCGCAACGTAGCGCCAGTCGTTTTTGTAGCGCCGCGTGAACGTCAGCGCCAGCGCGTCCTCAGTGCCCCAGACGGCGGTGTCATGACTCGCCTCATCTACATCGTGCGAGCCAAGCTGATCGAATGGCTCGGCCCCCCCGCGCTCAGCCGCTGCGAGTGCCACATCAGCCTGCGCCTCCAAATCCTGGAGCGACTGCACACTGAAGCGGGGTCCGTTGGCTAAAAATGCGCAGACGTCGAAGCTCTCCGTTTTGGCGTCGGCCGCATCCCAGCCCTCGGACTTGTCTGCCGGTGGGTACAAAAGAGCGCAAGAGGCCGCGCCTGCAAACAGCAGCGCCTGGGACGCGCGGTCCGCGTACTCCCAGCCCGGTTTGTCTCGGTCGGGCCAAATCAGGACAGTCTTACCCGCCAACGGTGACCAGTCGGTTTTGTCGACTGGGGCGTTGGCGCCATGCATGGCAGTCGTGGCACACACGCCCAAATCGATCAGCGCCTGCGCGCATTTCTCACCTTCGACCAGGACAACAGCATCGGATTGAGCGATACCCGGCTGGTTGTATAAAGGCCTAGGAGTGGGCGGTGCCATTTTGCGTCGCTTGGCGTCCCAGGGGCGAAACTCCTTGCGTCCGTCCGGCGGGTCATAGCGGTAAACCACAGCGATCAAGGCACCACTGGCGTCTAGGTAATCCCACTTCGCTGTTGCCTGCCCAAGATCATCTAGCGGGACTTCTCGCTTGGATTTGCGCATGGGTGCGAGCGCAGCACTGCCTGCTAGCTTGGCTGCCGCATCCAAAACACGGGCGAAGTCGGCGTGAACGTCCAAGCCCGCGTGTCGGGCGATGAGATCAAAGACGTCCCCACCATCACCGGTTGCGCGGTCGGTCCACAGTCCGGCCTTCTCCCCGTCCAGCACAATTTCCAAGCTGTCGCCGGGGCTGCCCAGAAGGTCACCGACATGGAGTTTTCTGCGCTTCACTTTTCCGGCTGGAAACAGCGTCAAAAGCACCGACTCCAGCCGATCCAAAATCGTTTGGCGGACGGCTTGACGTTGCTGATCTTGAAGGACAGGGCTCTGCGTGACAACGCCATCCTCTTGTTCGTTGTAATCAATCATGGGGTGCCCTTTCCCGCCTGCTGCTTACCCGAACGGGTATCCACGCTGGTGTCGACGCTGGTGCCTAAGCTGTTGTTGGTGCTGGCACTGGAGGCCCAAGCACTGAGCTCGGACATCCGAAATCGCACCAAGCTGCCCAGCAAGTAGTGCGGTATGCGCTTGGCACATCGCATGGTCCGATCGCTGAACCAGTAATAGGGCAGGCGCAGGGCAAAGGAGGCTTGGCGCGCATCGACCATCCCCTCAGCAGCTGCGGACCCTGGACATTTCGCATTGGAATCATTCATGTGGCTTGCTCCAGCAGCGGTCCGCCCAAGAGCAGAACTTGCATTCAAAGTGGGTGGACGCGTGAAACGACCTGGGTAACAAGTCGCCCGCCTCACAGGCCGAGATCACGCGCGCGGCACGGTCAGACATCCGCTGGGCGAGGCCGCCATCAAAGGGAATCAACTCGGCATAGATTTCCATCGTGTCGGCATTGACGGCGGTAAACAGCGCCGGGTTTTCGTGCAACTCGAGGTAGCTTTGGTACACCGCCATCTGCGCGGCATAAATAGGTTTGGATGCAGCCAACCCTTTTTTTTCAACCTCGCGCCAGGACTTCGCACCCAAGCACTTGTTTTCCCAAAGCGCAGGGTATGCAAAGCCCGCAGGCCCTGCGAGCAGCACGCCATCGACGTGACCCCGCAGGCGTCCACCGGCCACAGAAAAGCCGAACTGGTGTCCGTTAGCGTCCTCTGTTTTGAGTGTGAATCCGGCCAGTCGCAGCCACCCTATTGCCATATCCTCCGTGCGGTGGCCTCGCTCAAAGATGCGCAGCAATCGGCCAGAGAAGGCTTTGCCGTGATCGACTGGCGCCTTGGTATAGCCATACTGCAATTGGCGCTCGCAGGGTGCGCCAAGGCCAGATGCGCCCAGATACTCGCGGGGCGGCTGTGCACTGTTATCTGCTTGCAAGGCAGGATCGATCAGCGCCTGAATACGATCGGACAAACTGGCCGATGAATTAAAGTCCATCATGGTCTGCCTCCCGCACTGTCCAGCCAAGGCAAATCGTCTTCCATGTCGGCAAACGGGTTCTCTGCCAAGGGCAGCGCCTTGTCTCGCATCGGGTCGTTGACCTGGTCGGCAAGCGCCATGCGCACCGATGGGAATTTAGTTCGCTCATGCTGGGCTGCCATCTGCTCGACGTAGCCAGTCACAATGGCTTGGATGACTGACAGCGCCTGGGCCTCGGAATACGCACCCAAAGGCTGATCAAAGCCAATGGCACTGGCCGCTTCGCCAAAGAATTTCAAACAGCTGCGCATGGCAGCCAGCTCCAGTGGGGTGGCATCAACCATGACGGCCTGCGCTGTTTGTCCCTTGTCCAATGCGCGGCTCCACGATCCGTACAGGGTGTGAAATGCGTCTTGGCAGCGGCGTGTACAAAACACCCAGTCGATGGGGTAGCGCTTTGGATCGCCCACACGGTGGCGATTGTCCGAATGTCCATAGCCGCGCGCCTGGCGCGAGCAGATCCAGCATTTCATGGCGGGCTCTCATCACTGTGCCCACGCGGGTTTGCCGGTGACGGCGCTTTGGGGCGCAAGAGCAGGGGCTGAAAAGGTGGGGGCTGACGAAAAAGCGACACCTGAATTCGCGCCTGAGGTAGCGTTTGATGTGACGTTTGAGACGGCACCGGCGGTCAAGCTACCACTGAACCCGCCATCGACATGGCCACCCCGCCTCAGTGCAGCGTAGTCTTTGTGATCGGGCTCAATGGCCATCTTTACCACGTTGCGGTCTTCGCCCTTGATGTCTTTTTCAACATCGAGGCGGGCGATGAACTCCAACCCTTCCAAATCGGCAAAACCAGAAATCCGACGCGCCGCTGAGGCCTGCTCGGTGTTGTCTTGCGGGTGCACGTTGCGCGCACTGTTTAACGCCGCCCGGATGAAGCTGCGACCCATCTGGCCCCAGGTCGGCCCCTTCTTAGACAGCAGACCTATGTTGGACCAGAGCTTGCGCTTGGCATAAGGGCCGCTGGTCACGACGAACTCGCAGGCCAGATACACCGCGCCGGACTCGAAGGACTCGGTCGCATAACCGCCCGTCCATCCCTGGCTGTGATCGTCATGGCCGCCGGGTTTGATGCTCATGCGCAGCGCCACGATGGTGCCTTTGGGGATTGGATCAAAGGCGCCTTGCTGGGCCTGGGCGTCGTTGAAGTCGTTCCAATTGCTAGCGGTGTTCGCGCTTGTGTTGTAGTTCATGATGGTGGCTTTCAAATAGGGGTGGGTTGTTGGGTGCTAAAAGTGCGTGGGCTTTGACCCAGGCACTTGGCGATCAGTCGTCCGAGGTGCGGCTCCTCGATGGCTTCAAGACGGCCGCTGCGGTCTTTGGCCGGGTAGCCATAGGGGTTGTCGGCGCGTGTGACAAAGCCCCGGTAGGTGCTGCCGTCGTCTGCCTTGAGGACCGCGAGTACGACCACTTCATCAAGCACGCCGGGCAGCTCAAGCGCCGTTTTGCTGCCCTCAAGCTGCAGTTGGTAGTAGCGCCGGTTGAAGTCATCGGTCTTTTCTTCTAGGATGGCGACGTAAATCACATGCTTGTCACGCACGTGCTGCAGGTGCGTCAGCGCGGTGATCATTTCCTGGCCCAAGAGGCCGTAGGCCCCCCGGTTGTCGGGTTTGCCCGTCTTCTCGCTCATGGCCTGCGGCTGGCTCTTGCACCAGGCAAAGCAAAGACGCGAGAGCACGGTCAAACTGTCGACAAAGTAGGTGTCGTACTTAGCCAATTGAGATGGGTCGCCGAACTTGCTACAAACGTGCTCAAAGTGCGCTTGTGAGAACGCTTGGTCTGGGGCTGCCGTGGGCATGGGGCCGGCCAAAAACACCACCAAATCACGAAACTCCGGCCATGTGCGCGGTCTCAGTGTGTCGCCCTGCCAATCCAGGATGGACAGGTCCCCGGCTTCGGTATCAACGAAAAGGGTTTTGTGGTGGTCCAGGGTGCGGATCTGGGAGGTCTTGCCAGAGCCGGGGACTCCGATCAACGCAATCTTGGCGCAGCGACGCTCGGACATGCGCTGCTCGGCAGAGATGATGGGCAGAGCCATTACGCCACCTCACGCATCTGTTTGACGACCGTCGGATTCCAGAGGATCTGGTAGCCAGAGTGACCATTTCGTGAGAACGGAAGGGCCTCGGCCCATTGCTGGCCTGCTTCGGTTAGCTCCCACTCGTCGCGATCATTTTTGAATTGCAAGCCCAAGGCTTGAAGGCGCTGGTTCATGCCGCGAGCAGACATGCCGATGTGCTCACCCAACTGGGTGGGGTTTAAGCTGCAAATGGGTTCGTTGGCGGCAGGCAGGACCTTGCGCAAAGACTCTAGGTTCAAACCTGTGTTCTCATGGATCGACGTCAAAACGGCGGCCATGGCAATGCCAGGCTTCACACCAGGAACTCGGGTCATCGCTTCGCCGATGGACAAAATGGCGTTGACGCGGTCATGCGTGACGGAGGGCACCGTTGCCGCTGAGATTGCCGACGCAGCCGACGCATAGCTGCCGGTTTTGCGAATCGCTGGCAAGACCTCGTGGGTGATCCAACGTTTGAATCGTTTGGCCTCCGGCTTGCGGCTTCCCAGCACCAGGTTGTACAAGCCCGACTCGTTGACGACCGACATGTCCTGAGTGCCGCCAGGGGTGTGAATTGAACTCACCCCCTTTTCATCGGCGTCGAGGCGCTCTAATGCTTTGCGATCAAGGGTTAAGGTCGCCAGCAGATCAGAGGCAACAAACATCGGCTGACCGTCGCTGCTGATGACGACGCGCACAGCATGCGATTCAAATTCAAATGGAATTAAGTTCGACATGATCAAATTCCTTCGTCTTGATTGAGGGACAAGCGGAAAGTGGCCTTGCCGGGCTTGACGGTGCGCGCTTGAGCAAACTGCTCTTGCAGCGTGGGCGGCCAGTTCTTGAAGCGTGTCTCAGTGACCGAGTAGTCAACATCCATGTAGTCGCTCACCTTCTCACCGCCAGAGGCAATGCGTGCGGCGATGGCGGCGAGTTGCTTTTGGTCCCAACTCACCGACTTAGGCAACTCAAACTTGACCCGCAACGAGCCCTCAACGAGGTAGGTGGTGCCGAAGTCTTGACCGGCGTTATGAAGCTCGTTGCGTGCGGCATTGCCAAACCGCTGCTCCTTTGCCGCGTCGAGTTTGGTGCGGGCCTTTTTGACCCAATCGGTCAGCTGATCAAGGTTGATGTCAACCTCGAGAAACTGGTTGTGGGGAAGATCTGCAAGTTGGCCGATGGTCAACTCGTGCAGGCGCGCCGGGAAAATAGTCAGTTCGCTCATGACCATCCCCCTTATGCGTAGGCCCGTGCGGAGGTCGAGTGACGCGAATGGCGCCTCTCGTAGACTTCCACTTCGGGGATCAGGTACGTGACCCGGGCACCCATCTTGCAAAAGATCGGGCCCAGCTGGGTTTGACGCCACCTGCGTAGCGTCTTGACGGAGAGCCCCCAGCGGGTTGCGAGCTCGTTCTCGTCGAGGGCGATGCGCGTGGCACCGTATGGGTGGGATCGATCTGGATATCGTCCGGATTGAACAGAAAGGGCTTGGTTTTGCACGAGGAAAACTCCTTTGATTGGGGTGTTCCTATTGAAATTCCCAGGCCTTTGGGCTTGTACGAGTGCTTTTTCGGCTTTGGCTCGGCCTGTGTCCGATGACCGATTCCCCACCTTGCCTCCAACTTGTTGAAATTGCTACATTTTTTCTGCCGTTTCGGATATTTCGTTTTCGGATATTTCGTTTATACTGCGATCAGTTCCAATTTTTAGCCCATGAGGAGAACGCGATGAACGCTACCGCCATACCCAAAAGCCTGCCTTCACAGGAGGACGTCGCACTTGCCCGCGAGTCGGGCCGGGCGCTGTCGACCGTGCTCCTGACACGCGCCGACACCCAGCAGATCGACTTTCACGACGACAAGGGCACCGTACGCGCCGTGCGCATTCCGACTTCGGCGCTGCGCCTGCTGTTGGAAGTCCTGACCGAAATCGGCCAAGGTAACGCGGTGTCGATCATCCCGATCCACGCCGAACTGACGACCCAGGAGGCAGCCGACGTGCTCAACGTTTCGCGCCCCTTCCTTGTCCAGTTGCTGGAGAAAGGCGACATGCAGTTCCACAAGATCGGCACGCATCGCCGCGTGCGTTATCAGGACGTGATCGCCTACAAGAAACGCATTGATGCCGAGCGCCGCAAGGCCTTGGACGAACTCGCCGCGCTGTCTCAGGAACTCGGCATGGGGTATTGAGGGAATGAGTTCGCATTTCACCGTCGTCTATGACGCCTGCGTGCTCTATCCGGCACCTCTGCGCGACCTGCTGATGCATCTGGCGCTCTCAGACCTGTACCGGGCGCGCTGCAGCGACATGATCCATGACGAGTGGACACGCAATGTGCTAGCCAGTCGCCCCGACTTGACCACAGCGCAGTTGCATCGGACGCGGGATTTGATGAACTCGAACGTGCGTGATTGCTTGGTGACTGGCTTCGAGCATCTGATTCCGGCGATCAACTTGCCCGATCCCGATGACCGGCACGTGGTGGCCGCCGCCATTCACTCCGGTGCCAGCCTGATCGTGACCTTCAACCTTAAAGACTTCCCGGCTGAGGCGCTCAAACCCGACAACCTCGCGGCCCAGCACCCGGACGATTTCATCGTCGATCTTCTGGATCTACAACCGGCAGGTGTGCTGGAGGCGGTGGCCAGTCATCGGCGGTCATTGAAGAATCCGCCCAAGACGGCGGACGAATACTTGGACACCCTGTTGGCACAGGGTTTAACTCAATCGGTGGCGGTCATGCGCCAGTGGACTGTGGCCATATAAACGGCCATCAACTGACATTTTGGAAGGCTATATGGGCAAAAAGACCCTCACCAACGCACACTGTTTGCTGGAACTGATCGAGAACGCACCGACCTCGGTCATCAAGACCTTCTGTGCTATTCCAGAGCGCCAGGCCCTCGGCCGTGGTTTCGACTGGTCGCAAGATGACTCTGCGATTCATCCAGCACTGGTGGAGCACGTTAAGCACCTGCGCAAGGAGCAACGCGACCCCGCCGAGCGCGAAGCGCTGCGCATTCTGCGGCTCGCATCACCTCGCGGATCGATCATCCTCACCACCGTTGCCGACCAATTAAATGATGGCGACTTGATCGCCGTATTCACGGCGCAGGACGGTGGGGAAATCGGTCGCTCGGTCTGGATGCGTACCCATTCGGATGATGCGGCACGACTGTTCGATGTGGCCGAGTCGATACTCAACACTGGCGACATCCGAGGAAACAAGCGCCTGTACGACGCCTTCGACATCCCGTGCGATGAAGCACCCCCGTTCCTCTGGAATGACTCGGTCAAAAAGGAACTGGAATCGCAACTGACCCGCG